GAACATTAGCGCAACAGTTTGACGTTGCAGCCCGCGCTGAAGAAGAATTAGATCCAAACAACATTATGCAAGCGTATGTTGCTGCTTTGATTGAAGTTTATGGTGATAACTTGCTAGGACTTACCGATTTACTTAACAAATATCCAGGCGCCCAAATTATCGCTCAAATTATTGCTTTAATTGATTGCCCTCTTCCGCCAATGTTTGATCCAAGTTTTTTCGACTTTATAAAGTCACTAGAGTTACCTTTCTGTCGAAATATTAACGAAATCAAAATGTTTAGATTCGAAAACCCAGGCTCTATCATACCTTACATTCAAGATTGGCCAAAATTACTGTTCGAAGCAATGGTTTTGGCGATTACAACGCTTGTAATTCAAATCATTATGAAGATATTAGTAAAAATTTGCGAGATTATCGGAAACGCAATCTGTAAGGCACTCGAAGTTACAGGCGATCTTGCTTTAGCTTTACCAGCGATTGTAACTGGAAGGACAACGTTTGCCGACGTTATTCGCGAAAGTATTTGTGGACCAGATGCTGACGAGGATAATGTTAATGATACTATTGTTGAAATGTTTGAAAAACTTGGTGTTGGTGGTGCTGCTTTGGCTGATACTCAAGCCGTTGCTAATTTTACAGGAGATATTAGTAACGCTACCACCAGAACCGAACTTATGGAAGCATTTATGGGTAATGCTAGTAATGAGTTTATTGATATTGTTTACACAATTATGGAAAACCAATACCCAGACTTCCTTGAAGGCATGCCAACCAAGGGTCATTTGCAAGACTTTTTCTCAGATGTTGGTAATTTGTTTCCTGTAGACGTTAGGGCGGCTATGAATAACATTCTTGATGTGATTCCAGAAGATGATGAGCTTCCTGCGAATCCTTCTCTTTGTGCGACACCTGAAGATATCGAGGCTTTTCAAGACAGACGTTGTTTGCTTTTAGAGGGACGTGCTACTCCCGAGCAGTGTAAAACAATGTTCGAAAACTTGCAAAGAGAAAACCTAGAAGACTTAGATGAATTGACCAACCTTCTTCAAGGCGGAATTGCACAAGCTATAGATGATGCAATGCCACCAATTGTATCACAGCCAGGATGTGATGACGGACTTATTCCTTTCGAGTCAGAAGAATCACAAAAAGCAGTTGGTATTGTTTTGGGTAGTGGTTTAAAACAACTTGAAATGGAATTTTCTCAAGATATGTTAGGTAAAGGCGAATTTGGTTCCGGTGAAAAAGGTTGGGGTATGTTAAACATGATCCTATCAGATACAGATGGAAACCCATTCACAGAACATCAACGAAAAGTTGCCAACAATATTAGTTCAGTTGACTTTGTTCAGGATTCATCACAACTTTATGATGAAGTAGAGGCAGAAGTTGGAGAATTCTTGGCACCATTTTTTGTCCCATCCATTGTGCAGCAACAGCACCAATATCCTGCGTATGTCGCTGAGTGGATGTGGGAACAAATGAGAGCAACAACAATTCAATATGATTCAAATGTTACTCTACAAAAAGATAAAACTTATTTTAAAAGCTTTGAATCTTTAGGCTGGGAAGGTTGGTTCTGGACCGACATTAACCTTATTGCATTGCCTGATTTTGGCTGGAACGTCAAACTACAAGCTGAAATGGGACCAAAGAGACTTAAAATTACTAAGAAAAGTCGTAAGAAAACACCTGACGTTACGTTATCTTATGAAGATAATGCAACCGGCAATGGTTCATTTGTATCATGGGGTTATGATATTGAATTATATTTGCCAGAATTACAAGCAATTAATCCAAATATTTCCGAATTTCCTAGTTTGAGTATGCAAACGCTGGATAATCCTGATCTAGCTACAGTTACACAAGAAGCAAGCCTGACACCACTTGATCCTGCCTCAGCGGCTCAACAGAGATTGGATGAATTGCTGCAACGCTTAGAAGCAATAAGACAATTGTTATCTACCCACAAGTATCGTCCAGGTGACAATGCTAGAATTACAATAAACGAAAAACAATCGGTTGGGACTCTTGAATTAAAATCGAGAGAATTTGAATTTTATAGTGTTGATACAACCTTAGATGACATCAATACAGAAGAATATCCAAAGTTTGAGAGCACTTTTGAATATGGTTCTCGACAAGTTCCCCAAATTGTTTTGCTAAAAGAAATTTTGACAAAAAACCAAGGAACAGAAGTTAATGTTTCAAAAACTCAATACGATAGTTTAATGAGTTTTATGTTTAATCAAATAAAAACAGAAATCGAAGGACCAGTCAATAACCAATTAATTCCTGGACCAGCTAAGCCAGCATGGTTGTATGGTGCTCTGTATGATGATTTGACAATGGATGACACAGAATACGTCGTTGACAAAAATCAGACACTCTCTCCGGGAGGAACTTTTTACGGTGATGCGGAATTACCAGATTATGATGAAGATGGCGATAGGGATGGAAATAGAGATATTGAAAATGATGACATGATTCTAGGCATCAGTAGAATGGAATATGAAGAAAAATACAACAATAGTGGACGCCCAAATCGAGTATTCTATCTTCACCCAGACACTTATGGAGGAACATATACTAAGCCAAAAATATACATCAAGCCAATTGAAAATAAAGGTTGGAGAGGCTTTATAGATGTTGTATTCCCAGAATTAAGTCCATGTAAGCCTTCTAAAAAGAACATGGTTGAGTTTAATGATATTCAAGATAAGATGACTGAAGCATATACGTTCATGCCAGACGATCAAAGATTACAAGAAAAAGAATACTGCGCTGTTGAAGTGCCATATAATAGAATTCTTGAGCGTAGCGCGAAGGCAGGCATTCAAGGATTAGTGCAGTCAGCATGTAGAATATGGGGAACGACAGCAATGGTTAAAGCCATGGCTACATTTACTACCTTTGCACCTAAATTTCCAGAGACTTGTAGTTCACTTTTTGCCGCTTATGTAGCTGAACAGATGGAGCTTTCATTCAAAGATCCAGGCGGTGCATGGTGGGAGTGGTTCTTGTCATTCAAGGACGAAGAATTTTGGTATGCATTTCTTGAGCAAGCCGTTCAGACATATGCTAGATTAGTTGATGATGGTGAAATTGAAGATCCGCCCGAATCTGTATTGAATGCACTCTACAAAATTAATGATATGCAAGAAAGGTATAGATATCAATACGATGAACAGCTTGACGCCGCCCGCGATTCTGGTAGAGCCGAACCGTGGCCATTTGACACACTCGACAGTTTCCGTTACGAAGAAAAGTTAAATGCCGTCAGAGCCACAGAAGAGCATGCCAAGCTAGTCTTAAAAGAAATGATTATGATGGAAATGAATACTGTAGGCGAAATATTCACAGAAAACATGAGTTCCATCGATATGGCTCCTGAATATTCCGACATGGACTATTACGCCATGACTAACTTATCTAATGGAGCAATTGATTTGTCTCTTGATAAAGTTATCAGAGAAGAAACAGTGGGACTGGAAATGTCAGGTTCTGGACACTTCACCAACGGTAGCGAGTTAGCCACCCCAGATGGCGAGCCATATGTTGGGTATTATCATGTTACAGAAGATGAAAACGGAAATAAAATTTATATGGTCGGTGAAGCCCACTCAGAAGAATCACATTCGGAACTTACAATTTTTGCTAATAAGATTATTGTTCCGATTGGAGATATAGCGCCAATTGGAGCAGCTATCTCGGAGGGTAAGCCTTACACGTTAGAAAAATATATCAGCATTAATGGGGTAAGATATGTGCCTGATGAAGCTGTTGCAATAATAACTTCTGGAGATCCGCAAAACAATATATCTGATGTTTATCCTGGCACACTTGAGCAAGTTATGTTTGAACCAAGAGATGCTAATTTGTATGATGAAGAAGATCCAGCGGATACTTCTATGGGAACAAGAACTAGAGTAGTAGGATTAAAGGGCGAACTTGGTGTTCGTTACGGCTTGAGTTTCTCAGTCAACATTGATGGTCGTGCTAGTGAAGTGTGTAGCGTAGAAATTGATGCTCTCGACCTAAAGCTTGATCAGATGACAACCCTTGAAGGCAACTCTAAAATGTTGTTGTGTCTTATCAACAAACTTAAAGAACACAAAGACTTCCAACTTGTTACAAGGTATGTATTCCCATTAAACAAGATTGTTGCGACATGGGCTATCTACAACGATTTTGGATTCTTGCATTCGATCGGACAAAAAACAGTTGGGGAAGGCGATAACAGATCTGGAATTCCAGCCGAAAAGCCGGGTGTCTTCGTAGAGTTATCAGAAGACAATGAACTTCTTGGTTATCAATTTACTCCTGGTTGGGAATATAAATCCGATCGAGCTAATCCTGCTGGTTGGCCATGGAGTTGGTTTGTTAATGATAATCCATGGGATGACTGGGATCAAGAATTATTGAGAAACTCAAGAAGTAGAATTAGAAATCAGTTCAAAAGATACTACCACAATAGAGACTTCGGTAATGTTCCAGACGACGGAGGATTCAGTCCTGGCAAGATTTTATTGAAAAATCTGAAGTCTGCTTTCGCACTGCCTCCATTAGCAGGACAAATGCCGTGGTCAATGAAACGTCGTCTAGTGAGTAATCCATTCAATGCTTATGGTCAAATATGCAAAAAAAGATAGTAAAGCATAATTAATAGAGAGGAATTTTAAATGTCATCGATTGGTATTAAAGTGCCCATTACATATGATTCTGGCGATGGGTTCACAATGTTGAAAACTATCGATGAAACAATAAAGCAAAACTTAAAAATGCTTATTCTAACAAATCCTGGTGAAAGAGTAATGGAACCGGAGTTTGGTGTAGGAATACAGCAGTTTTTGTTTTCTAATTTTTCCGAAAATATCAATAGTCAAATTTCTAATAAAATAAAGTCTCAAGTAAGAAGATATATGCCGGCAGTTACAATTCATAGCATTAACTTTTTTGGCTCAGATCCAGACACTAATTCACTGTCGATTTCAATACAATACTTTGTATCGGATATTGGTTTGAGTGATTTATTAGAATTTACTATTTAGATCGAGGATAAAACATGTCGAAAGATCAAAAAAAGAATTTACCCATCAATTACACCAACAGGGAGTTTAGTGGAATCCGCAATGATCTCATGGAACTAGCGGAAAGATTTTACCCAGATACATTTCAAGATTTCAGCGAAGCATCGTTTGGAGCTATGATGATAGATGCTGTTGCATATGTAGGCGATCAAATGGCACTACATCTTGATTATAACATCAACGAATCATTCCTTGATACATCTTATCAGTTAGGAAATGTATTAAGGCATGGAAGAGTTTTAGGCTACAAAGACCCCGGTAGACCTTCGACATATGGTGAGGTTGCACTTTATATCATGGTCCCAGCTAGTTCAACCGGCATGGGTCCTGACGCGGCTTACATTCCAATCCTTTCACGCGGAACATCATTTACATCAGATACAGGTCTTAAATTTGTTTTAACTGAAAACGTAAATTTTGCAGACGATAAAAACAGCGTAGTAGTAGCAAAAGTTGACAACACAACAGGTGCTCCAACAAGATACGCTATTAAAGCATACGGAAATGTGGTTTCTGGTGACTTTGCTCAAAAAGAAGTGAGCGTGGGAGCATACGAAAGATTTAGAAGAATATCTTTAAATGTTGAGAATGTATCAGAAATTATTTCTGTCTTCGACAATGAAGGTAATGAGTATTTTGAAGTTGATTACCTCGCTCAAGATATGGTCTATAAAGAACTCAAAAACAAAAATTACAAAAACGACAATGTTCCATCAATCTTAAAACCTATGTTAGTATCCAGAAAGTTTGTTGTTGAAAGAACACCAACCGGTTATGTTTTACAATTTGGAAGCGGAGAAGACGGGGGCTCTAACATTGTAGCTAGCCCACAAAATGTTGCATTAGATATCTTTGGTAAAACATATGTTACAGACACAACTTTTGATCCTACAAGAATAACAAAAAACCAAAGCTTTGGTGTAGTGCCTTCTAATACAACTCTTACGATCACTTACAGGACCAATAATCCTACAAATTCAAATGTAGCTGCCGGATCTTTAAAGACAGTTTCAAACTCCAGATTAATTTATGAGAACAGAGCCTCATTAAGTTCTGAGCTTGTGGGTGAGATTAACACAACTATTGAAGTTGCTAATGAGACTCCAATTGTTGGTGATATCACCAACCCATCCACAGCGGAGATTAAAAGAAGAATTTACGACACCTTTCCGACTCAGAACCGCGCCGTTACTCAAACAGATTACGAAAACTTAGCTATCAGAATGCCTGGAAAATATGGTTCTCTTAAAAGAGTGAGTGCTCAAAAAGATAATGATTCGCAAAAAAGAAACATTAACATGTATGTTGTATCTGAAGATTCTTTTGGAAAGCTTATTCAAACAAACGGAACAATCAAAGAAAATCTTAAAACTTGGTTAAATCAACACAGAATGATTAACGATACTGTAGATATTCTCGATACTTACATTATCAACATCGGTATGGAGTTTGTTATTAAAACAGTAGATGGAGCAGATAAGTCTGCTGCCCTAGCATCTGCTGTTACAAGACTGGCTAATAAATATTCTGAAGGCTTTTTTATTGGCGAACCAATCTATATTAGCGATATCTATTCAGAATTGAAAAAAGAGCCAAACATTTTAGATGTTATTAAAGTTAAGATTGTTCCAAAGACCGGTGGTTCATATTCATACGTGGATTTACAAATTAACAAGAACTTATCTCCCGATGGAAGCTATTTAATGTGTCCCAAGAACGCTATTTTTGAGCTTAAATTTCCACAGACTGATATCAAAGGAAAGGTTAGATAATGCTTAAAAGATATACAGCATCAATCGATACGACTATTGTTAATGCGTATCAATTGAATCTCAGAACTCGTGGCACTGGTGCTAATGCTGGTCAGGCAGATGTTCTTGAAACTTTTTCAATATACGGCAGACAAAGCATATCTTCGTCAGCATCCGCCGCTTCTCAAGAATTATCGAGAATCTTGATCCAATTCCCAGTTAGCTCGATTACATCTGATAGAACTGCTGGAGTGTTACCAGCTAGTGGAAGCGTTAGTTTTTATCTTAGAATGCATAACGCAGAACATTCCAAGACTGTTCCAAAGGGTTACAAACTTGTTGTTCAACCAATCTCTCAGTCCTGGCAGGAAGGCGAAGGTCTTGATTTAGAAGGTTACAAAGATTTAACAAAAAATAACCCAGGCGCCAACTGGATGTCTGCATCGAATACATCAGCTTGGACTAAAGTTGGGGGTGATTATCTTACTTCTTCCGCTGCAATATTGTATGAACAAACGTTTGAGACAGGATTAGAAGACTTAGAAGTCGATATTTCTGAGTTGGTAGAGCAGTGGGTCGCTGGCACTACTGACAACTATGGTGTTGGTGTGTTTCTTTCATCAAGCTATGAAGCTTACTTCTCTGGTTCCGGTGGTGCTGATAGTGGCAGCGTGCTTAATAACTTAAACGGCGCCACTGAGTCATACTACACTAAACGTTTCTTTGCGCGTGGTAGCCAGTTTTTCTTCAAGAGACCAGTGATCGAAGCTCGCTGGGATGATGCAACACGCGATGATCGAGGCGACTTCTACTTTAGCAGTTCCTTGGCGCCGGCTAGTGATAACTTAAATACTTTATATCTTTACAACTTTGTTCGAGGACGTTTAGTCAACATTCCTTCAATTGGAACGGGTAATATTTTAGTCAGCCTTTACTCAGGTTCCTCGGACAACTCAAGACCGTCAGGCTCTAAGCTCACTCTTTATGATGGTAATACAAACATTACAGGAGGCTGGGTATCTACTGGCATTTATTCATGTTCTATAGGTATTCAATCTTCCTCTATTAAGACTTTATACGACGTTTGGCACGATGGCACAACAGAATTCAAAACTGGCAGCATTATGCCGCTTGTTATTGATGCGAGACCAACAACAAAAGAGCCAGTATATTATATTAATATCACAAACTTGGCTAATAGTTATCGCGCCGATGAAACCGCAAGAATGAATCTGTTCGTAAGAAATAAATATTGGAATCCAACAATCTACACCAAAGCAACGGCTGATGTAGAAACCACTAACATCTACAGCGCTTCTTACAGAGTTATAAGAACTTTAGATAACTTAGAAGCTATTCCGTATGGCACTGGTTCTGATTTCCACACAGGACTCTCATATGATTTATCAGGTAATTATTTTGATTTTGATATGAGTTTATTAGAGCCAGGATACGAATATATGTTTAAATTTTCTTTCTATGATAGTAGAATGAATACCTGGAAAGAGCAGAGACAAGAATTTAAATTCAGAGTTGACAAATAGAGATAATACTAAATGAGCATAAAAAAGTTATTCGATAAAAGCCGCCAAGGCTCCAGAAACTATTCCGACTACGCCACAGACAAAGATACCTTTGAAGAATTGGAGTCGGCGCGCAATGCTACATCTCTAGAAGAAGAAAAGTCTACTTACGTCCCTCAAGTTGATTACTCTAATCCAAAAAACTTTATTAAGTTTGGATCTGCTGAACTTTTTTACAGCGGTGCTCTGAACAGAATTGCAGACTATTATCCATATGATGGTTCAGAAGCTGAGAAAAACGAATTCTATAATAAATTATTTGACGGCGAAAAATACATCTTCGAGAACTTATATCCAAGATATAACGGTTTTGCCATTTTAGGCGCTGATGGCGTTACATATTCATCAATGACTGCGGATGGTTACGGTAGACCAGCAGCCGCATCAACTGAATATATTTCATTTAAAGGTGGACCGGGCAGTGGTTCTGGTGGAACCTTATCGCAAATAAGCCCCAACCCCTACAACAATAAGAATCAATCTTCAAACATTTACGACAGAACAATTTATCAAACCGCTGGATTGCCAAGCGATTATGGAACAGGGACCAGAGAATCTAACTTAAAATCTAATTTTGATACTGGTGTAACTGTTGAGTTCTGGCTCAAAAAGAATGCTTTTGATACAGTTGGAACAGAAAAAGAGGTTATTTTTGATCTGTGGAACAACGAGTTAACTTCATCTGATTCATATGGTCGATTAACAATCGAACTTACAGGCGCCGCAAGTGGCAGCCCATTCCTGATTACAGCCCAATCTGGCACAGTTTCGGCATCAATCTTTGTTGATTCTATTGGTTCTGCGCCAACAATTGGGTCATTAACAAGCTGGCACCATTATGCATTTAGGTTCTACAACTCAGGTAGCACCTTTATTAGTAAATTGTATGTAGATGGTCGCATTGACGACACCAATACTTACGCTGCTTCATCAATGGGTGAGATTACAACTTCTGCAATGCTTGGTCGCCTTGGTGCGTTGATGACAAGCCCATCCGCCTCAACTGCTATTGCGGGCGATGGAACACTTAGTGCTTCTATCGATGATTTTAGATTTTGGAAAACTAATCGAAACTCTCGACAAATCGGTATTAACTATTTTGTAAACGTTGGCGGCGGCGCAAACACAGATATTTCAAATGCGGATCTTGGTGTCTACTATAAATTTAACGAAGGTATTACGACGAATAGCAGCGTAGATAGTATCGTTTTAGACTACGCAGGTAGAGTTACGAACGCTATTTGGACAGGCTACGACACCAGTTCCAGAAATACAGGTTCAGCTATTGTGTTGGCTGGTGCATCCACAAAAGAATATAAAGAGCCTGTTGTCAGAAGAAATCATCCAGACTTTATAAGCCTTCAGACATCGTTACAAGAAACTGGTTCTGCTTACGATGGAGACAATAATGCATCGTTCATGAATTATGCGCCATCTTGGGTTTTAAATGCACATGATGATGTAGGAAATACAAACCTAAAGAACTTATCACACATCGCTGGAACTTATTTTGATAAGATGTATTTGCTAGGTCAAGAGTTGCCCAAATTGCGACACTTGAACTACACATCTGCTTCTAGTGATCCGCTTCCATTTGCATCACACTTGCCAACTTCAATGGGTTTGTATGTCCCAGATTTGTTTGTTGATGCTACGATTTTAGAGAGACTTACTGATCGAACTGACACTGAACTATTCGAGAACAAACTTAATGAAGTCAAGAACTTAATTTACCTAAATCTCTATAACAACCTTACGAACATTTACAAATCGAAAGGCACTGAAAAAGCAATTAGAAACGTCTTTAGATGTTTCAATATAGATGATTCACTTATCAAAATGAACGTCTACAACAAGAGTGCGACTTACGAAGTTAAGACAAACTTAAAGCAAAGCGTAATTGAAAAATCAACAATCGACTTCAACACGGCAAACAATTTAGAAGCTGTTGTATACCAAGCAGAAGACAGCGCTAATCCCGAGTCTCGTGGCTATATATCAGGTTCAACTGGCGACGGCTCTACTGGTCCTGAAGAATATAATGGAGCTACAGTTGAAGCAGATATCATGTTCCCCCGATTCTTTATCACCAAAGATAAGTTTGATAGAATTTTTACTGATGTTTCGCTGTTTGGTTTGCATACAGTTGACACCGGATCTGCTGATTCGCTTTCTGGTGTAGACACGACTTTACTTGCAGGTGGCGTTGATTATGCTAACTTCCAAGTTTTTGCTGTCAGAGATGCACCATTTTCTGACAATGTATACTTTAAGCTTACTTCATCGAACAGTCCATTCCCATTACCACAATTAACTAGTAGTATGTTCTTGGACGTTTATGATGAGTCGAGATGGAACATTTCAATTAGAATTAAGCCAAAAGACTATCCTAACGCTGGTATGGTCAGTGGTTCATTAAGCAACACTTATGATGTTGTATTCCGCGGCGTTAACGCTGATTTAGGGGTTGTAAAAAATTCATTCGAAGTAACAGGCACGTTAACAAATGAAGTCGGCGCTGCGTTCTTGAGAGCGCCAAAAAGAATGTATGTTGGTGCACGAAGAACAAACATTACCGGTGCAGTTCAACAAAAGTCAGACGTTCAAGCATTAAGTTGTAGATATTGGACAAAATATCTTGATAATAACTCACTTGACATGCATGCTCACGGAGAAGAAAACGTAGGTATTACAGACACTTATAGAAACGTCCAGCCAATTGATTCGTTCTTAAGTTCTCCAGCAGATTTGACAAATAAGAATACTTTGGCTCTTAGTTGGAATTTCGATAATGTAACTTCTTCAAATGCTAGTGGCGTTTTTACGGTTGATGATTATAGTTCTGGCTCCTACACCTTGAGACAAAACTATGGTTGGCTCGGTAAGATCACAGGATACCAACACAACGGTAAAGGTTATGGCTTCGCACAGTCTTCAACCACGGTTGCTAGAAAAGAGAGAATCAATTCGTTCTCGTTTGTTGATCCAGAGCAAGCTGTAGCATCCAACATGATTAACATCTTAACTGATGATGACGAAGTTTTAGAATTTTACGAAACAATTCCAAATTACGTATTCACTGTTGAAAAGAGTATGTATGCTGCTATTTCGGAAGAAATGATTAACTTCTTCGCTGGTGCGGTTGATTTTAACAACGTAATTGGCGAGCCTGTTAACCGTTATAGGAGCAGATACAAAGGTCTTGAAAAATTACGTCAAGCGTTCTTTGAAAGAGTAACAACTACCTCAGAAGTTGAAAAGTTTGTTGAATATTACAAATGGTTCGACGATGCATTAAGCACTATAATTTCGCAGTTAGTTCCAGCATCGGCTGATTTTGTTGATGATGTTCTTAATGTTGTTGAAAGCCACACATTAGAGCGCAACAAATATGAAACAAAATTCCCAACATTAGAGTCTAGAGTTCCTGTGGTAGAAAGTGCAACCGCTGGTTACACTGAAAAATCTTATTTATATCGATTAGGTTCTTCAACTGTTCCCCAATCACCACGCGATACAACAAAGAACCTTCTTTATTGGAAAGCTCGCGCTGAAAGAAGTGCTGACGAGATTACATCTGGCGATGCAACAATCGATAGTCAAAGAGATATATATCGTCGGATTATTAACTCTAATCCTTATTTAAGTCGAAGCGCTGCCACGCTATTTGATGTCAACACATCAACAGGCTACTTAGATGATTCATATGCTAAAAGAAACTTTATCAAGAACTTTTCGCAAAACGTCAGCCAAACAAAAGTTATTAAGGGCGGTGTAAACTTCGACGACAACAAGAACATTCACTTTATCTATTCTTCAGTATTGCCAGCAGGTCCAATTAATACAGAAGATAGCAGATACATTCCTATGAATGTTTTGTTGTCTTTCATGGAAGATTTGGTTAAAGTTCAAGTTGATAATGATCCAAAATTAGTAACTGAAAAAATCAAGAGATACACAAAAGTCTTAAGTGGTCGTGATTTTGAAGAGGGCGTTGGCTACAAAAACATGAAGTCATCGATTGCCTTCCCGTTCAATATTATTAGTGGTTCAATCTCTACAGGCTACCAAAGAGAGGTAGCAGAGCGTTTAAGTGCTTCTATAATTTTGACTAACCTTCATAACGATGTTTATGGTCCAGACATGGAAGTTCCGATGCAAGGACCATTCACCAACTACGCAGTTGGTGGTCATCAATCGAGACACATTAGACTTAATGCAGGTGCTGATTCTTCGACCTCAAGACCAGAAGCGTGGAGAATTTTGCTTGGCACTTGCACAGACATTCCATCCGGAGCGATTGGTCTTGTTGGTGCGGATTATCCAGATCCAAGCACATCGCTTTCTGCTTCGGCTGCATACCCATACAGACCACATCAAAAAGCTGTATACTTCCGAGATCATATCGCTAAAAGACCAGTTAACATTCGCAACATTCACATGACTACTGGTTCTACGATTTTAGGAAACTATCGCGAGACATACCAATATATTCAAGCCCCAGGTGCTTACAATAACCCGAGACATTTCGTAGATCAACAACCTGAACTTCCTACAAGAGTATTTGTAAACAATGCTACATCTTCGATGTTCGTAAGAACATTCTTGGATATGCACAGAACATCTAACGGACACTCTCAAAACGTTGCAGAATATGACACTGGTTACCTCGATGGTAACATAAACAAGTCTGTGATTATCTCCAGGTTCTCTGCTCCTGGTGGTATAGAAGTTCAAACCCGAGGATATCAAGACTTTAGAGCATCTGAGTTCTCTGTATACAATGGACTCAATAACAGAAACCTTAGTGTTATTAAGCCATGGCAAGGACCATCAGGCACAATTTCAACTCCAGCAGTTAACGGTGATACGACAGATATTCAAGTTTATGACATTCACGGTAAGGACTATGGATTGTATTCGCACCTTGCAAGACACACTGCTCGTTTCGGTCGCGATTCACTTTTTGAAGCTGATCCTGGAGCATCTTATACAGAGCTTCCTGGATTCCACAAAGTTCACAGAAACAATATCAGTTCTAAAACACCAACTTACGCTTATAGAGAAGCGGAGCTAGATGGTGATAAGTTAATCAATACTGCTAGTTTATATTGGCAACCATATAATCTTCTGGGTGTTAAAGAAAACGTTATGTATCCTGGTGCTCTGAACGCTG